CTGCTATGCGCGCAGCTTGCATGTTTCGAGCCCCGGGCACAGCCCAGGCGTCCTTGATCCCCTTGATACGAGCAGCTCTGATGGCAGGGTCTCTCCACTCAGCACGCTTGGCTTCTAGCTGAGCAGGAGTGTATACGTGACCGCTGACACCTTCGCCGCCGAGAGTGCCGTTAGTGAGCTTGTGGCCTTCTGTCTTGAACTTCTCGATCTCGGACTTCTCAACCACGAAGGCGTCAACTTCTGACAAGTTGTCGACCAGGACAACGACAGACGGCTGAATCGAGTCTGCAAGCAGAGATCGTATCCAATCGTCCTTGTGCCTACGCAGGCTCTTGTTCTTTGCGTCCCTGATGTGATTCTTCAGTCGCGCTTCCGGATATCTTGCCTTCCCGACGTACCTCACGTGGTCGGGGTCTCTAGGGTCAACAAGACAGTAGACGCTGTATGCGGGCTTATCTGTAGTCATGCTGAGATCTTAGCACCTGAACATGAGTAGTTATACCTCTAAGCGACGCAAACTTGAGCTGAGACTCAGAACGGCAGCTTGGCGTTCTTCACGGCCTCGTAGCCACACGCCGCGTAGCCCGCGGCGTCGAGCCACGAGTCCTTGCTGTCGAGGCCGCCGGTCTCGAGGCGCGCGATCTTGAGCAGCATCATCATCGCGGCCACGTCCCCGGCCTGCAGGGAGTCCCTCTCGCCGGTGCGACCGAACAGGTACGCGTTCCAGTGGCGCGCGATGGCGTTGAACGAGTCCTCGGGCGGTCCGTAAGACTCGTCTCGGTTGCCGGAGATGATCTTGCTCGCCTCCGCGAGCAGGTCCTCGCGCTGGGTTGTCACTTGATCCTCTTCTCTAGTGCGGTAGGTGGGTGATGGACGCCGTCGAACGGCGGCTGACGGCCGTCCTCGTAGCGGACGACGACGTCTCCGTAGCGGACCGCGATGACGCGACCGTGCCGTCCGTTGTGGAAGCGTCCGGCCTCGTCGGTGTAGGCATCCAGGCGGACCCGGACCAGGTCACGCGAGTGCACCTGCCCGGACTGGGTGATCGGCCGCCAGACCGCGTCGGGCTCGTCCTGAGCGACCAAGGGCAGGCCGGACGCGAGCTGCGTGAAGGTGCGCACCACGAGATCGCGGTCGACCTTGTACTCGCCGGTGCCCGCGCGGTACGCGTCGAGCAGCCGGCGTACCGCGTCGCGGTTCTCGCCGCTGACACGCGCCTCGTCGAGCTGCTCGTCCTCCCAGCCGCGGACCGACCACTCCTCAGCCATCGTGAGCACCTGCACCGCACTTGCTGCAGAAGGCCGTGTCCTCGTAGCGGCCGACGTCGTCGAACGAGCGGGCACAGACGGTGCACTTGTCCACACCGCGCCGTGACTGATACCCGCCCGCGCGCTCCTGCCGCTCGATGTTCTTGGCCCACTTGGCGTGGTAGATCCGCTCGTAGTCAGCGTCCGAGACACCTGCCGTGACCAGCAGGTTAGCCACGAACATGCTGACGTCCACGAGCTCGCTGGCCATGGCCTGCGAGTCGGGGATGACGTCCTCGCCTTCATCGGTCTTCGCCCAGGGCTTCCATCGCGTCTCCTCGAGTGCCTCGATCAGCTCGGCCACAGCGGCCAGGACGTTCCAGCGCACGAACTCTGCCTGCTCGGGTCCCTGGAGTGTCGAGGGGTCCCTGCCGTAGGTGTCGGTCTGGATCTTGCGGGTCGTGCTTAGCCAGTTCTCCATGATCAGCTCCTGATCGTCTTGTCGATGTCGAGTCGATCGGGCAGCGAGTGGACGTAGTCCTTGTACTGCATCGCCGCAAGATCAAGGTCGGAGTCGTACTCGTAGTTGGCCGGAAGGACGGCGAACGAGCTCGAGAGGTACTGCGCCTCGGACCAGTCGGTGAAGATCGGCACCCGCTGCGCGAGGGCCTGGCCGAAGCGGGTGTTCCACCAGAGACCCTGCTTGTCGGCGCCGATGAGGCAGCCGCGAGACTCGGCGATGACCCGCAGCGCGTCCGCGTCGGACCGCGTGCGGTGGGACCGCGGGATGGTCACCACGTCCCAGCTCACGTGCTGGCGCGGCAGCCACTTGGCCCACGTGCTGGTCTCGTACGACCAATAGTCCGGCTTCTCGCGGCGCTGGACCTCGACCTCGGACGCCGCGAGGACCCACAGGTCCACCGACACCAGGTCGATCCGCTCGCGTGCACCCTCGGGAAGTCGGCCGCCGATCGAGGCGGTGAGAGACCAGGGCAGCGCGGGCACGATGGTCCGCGGCCAGGTGTCGTTGGCCAGGTAGTCGACGGTGGTGAGAAGGGTCTCGCGGACCTCGGGCGTGCTGGCCAGCGCGTACTGCTTGCGGTACGAGAAGAAGGGCTTGAACAGCTTCTCCTCGTCGGCGAGCATGTGGTTCAGCGAGACGCCGACCTTCTCAGGCTCGGGAGCGTCCACGAGAAGCCGCAGACGAGGGTCGTCGAGAAGCCTGCCGATGGTGTCCAGCGCGCCGTAGGCCCGGTTCGCGCCGAGGCTGCCGAGAGGTGCGATGCCGACGATGATCGAGTCGTAGCTCGACAGGTCGTCGCCGATGGCTGGGTCTCGGTGGTCGACCTCGTGGCCGACGCGACGCAGCGCGTGCGCGAGGTAGCCCGGGTAGTTGCCGGTCATCTCGTGGGCGCGCGGGTTGCACTGAGCCGAGGTCATGCCGGTCAGCAGGATCTTCACGCGTCGATCTCCATCTGGGTCGGCGAGAAGATGTGCAGCATCCCGGGGATCACGGTCGACTCGCATACCAGGCGGGTGTCGCCCGCGAGGTTCTCGAACACCGACACGACGGTCGAGTCAAACGCGTAGCCCTTGGTCTTGGTGACCTTGTCGCCTACGTTGAACGTCACTTGGTCCTTGCCTCCTCGATCTGGGTCTTGAACACGTGCTCGTCTCGGTTCCAGCCGCGGTCGTCCCGCAGCGCTCGGTTCACGATGTTGTCGCAGTGTTCCTGGAAGGTCTCGATGCTGCCCATGTGCGGCGCTAGCTGCGCGGCCTGCTCGGCGGCGAGAGCCGCAAGGGAGCGGTCGTCAAGCGCCTCGACATCGGCCATCGAGTAGCGGTAGGCCGAGCCGATCGGGTCGCCCTCGCCCTTGTCGCACACGAGCACTGAGCGCACGCGTGCGGAGTACATGAACCGGCTGCGCCACCAGCCGCACCCGGACTGCGGGTACGGCGGGCTCAGGATGCCCCAGCTCTCGTTGTAGCGGGCCAGCACGTCGGCCTCGGTCTTGAGCCGTTCGCCGGAGTTGCGCGCGATGGCCGTGCGCGAGCCGAGGTAGGACACCTCCCACTCGTGCGGCTTGCGGTCGACCCAGTTGTCGTGCGGCTGGATCGAGCCGAGCACCCACTCGCGCCGCTTGCGCTCGGGAGGCAGCGGCTCTGTGGTGTTGAGAAGGTCGTAGATGGTCGGTGAGGGGTCGAGCGCCTCGATCGCACCCATCTCCGCCTTCATGCGGTTGCGGATGATCGAGCGGTCGCCCCAGGCGTACATCGGCATCACGGGGACCATGCCGCGCAGCCACCGCTCGTTGCGGAAGGCGAAGCACTGCTCCAGCAGCTCGTACTCGTACGGCCGCGTGCCCTCGTCGGTGTCGCGCGAGTAGTAGCGGTCGATCCGCAGCTTCTTGCCGAGCGTCGGGTTGATCTCGGTGATGCGCGCGATCTCGTCTTCCGCGCCCTTCAGCGAGTACTGGGTCTTGACGATGGTCTTGTCGCCCTTGACACCGCCGACGATGAGGTACTTGTAGAACGCGTCGGGGTTGCGGGCGACCGACTGCATCCCGTTGAAGACCAGCGAGGTGGCCCAGTCGTCAAAGAAGCCGACGCAGGGCAGGCCTGAACCCAGCGTCCACAGCAGTCCAGTGGCTCCCTGGCGGCCGTTGAGGCTGTTGATGGGGGCAAGGTTGCACCACGCCACGTCGTAGGACGACAGGTCCTCTCCTGGGATCACCCGCCGCCAGTCCACCTCATGGCCTGCCGCACGGAGAGCCTCGACGACCGATGCGGGGACGTCGATCTTCTGGATCGTGTTGTTGCTCTTCGGCGTCACCCCGATCTGGAGCTGTGTCGCGCCGGTCATCAAGATCTTCACGCTGTCTCCTCTGACGAACTTCGGAAGCCTCTCGGGTCCAAGATACTAGATCCGAGAGACAACCGGAACCCGTCAGATCAGAACGGCGACGCGGGAGGCTCGGGGAGAGCCGGGGTCGTCGGGATCTGCTGGGCGGGCACCTCGGTCGGCGCTGCCGGGGCCGGAGCCTCGGGAGCGGCGGGTGCCGCAGGAGCCGGAGCCGGAGCCGCGGGGGCTGCCGGAGCAGGCGCGGGCGCCGGGGCCGGTGCGGGAGCAGGCGCCGGTGCGGGAGCCGGAGCGCTCGACAGCGGCGGGGAGGCCGCGGGCGGAACCGGACCGGAGCCCGGGACCTGCGGAGTGGCACCCTCGCCGGCACCGAAGTACTTCTCGATCCGGTTCTTCTTCTCGCCCTTGTAGGTCTCGCTGCCGATCTGCGCGCGGAACCGGCGACCCTTCAGCGCCGTGACGATGGCCTCGTCCGACGGGTTGGTCTTGAAGTAGTCGATCGTGAGACCGAGGGCCGCCATCTTCCGGAAGAAGTAGTTGAGCGCGCCCGGGGACTCCGGCGTGACGACCAGGTTGTCCCAGATCTGCCGGTTGTTGTGCGGCCCGCCGACGACCTTGGTCGTGACGGCGTACATCTTCTTCCCGGTCTTGGTCGGCTGGAACTTGGCCTCCTTGACCTCCATGTCGTACATGCCGTCGGGCAGCGCTTCGAACTGCGCCACGTCTCCGGCGTCGTTGACCAGGTCATCCCAGCTCAGGCTGTCAGCCATTGTGCTTCTCCTTCGTTGTCACTGCGGTGGTTGTGGTGGTGTTCTCGATGTAGTCGGCAGCTTTACGCAGCCGATCCGGGTCATCTCGCATCTTGCCTAGCCCTAGGTTGCAGGAATCGCAGAGTAGCCCGCGAACTTGGCCTGTGTCGTGGCAGTGATCTACTCTGAGAGAAGTAGATCTAGAACCGCCATGAGGTTGCTCACAGATTGCGCACGAGCCTCCTTGAGACTCGAACAACTCGTCGTACTCTTCTGGCGTGATGCCGTAAGGCTTCAAGCCCAAAGCGCGCTTCAGGTACACTCTGCAGCTATCGCAGTAGCGTGCTTGACCGAAGCCGACGAACTCGCTAGCACACCGAACGCAAGCCTTCTGAGCCTTCACCTTGCCAGCTCGCATACGCTCTCCTCGAGCGGCTGCCATGGCAGCGTTGTCGCTCCAGTAGTCCAAAGACGCTTCGCGTAGACGCGTCTTGGTCTCTTCGGTGTGCTTGCGTCCCACTAGAACTCCGGCGGAGGTGTGGCCTCGACTGCGGCCGCAGGCTCGTCCGGCGTGATGGTCTCAGCAGCCGCAGGCACCGCGGCAGGCGCTGCACGAGGGCCGTAAATCTTGTCTAGCATCATGTCGATGCTCAACTCCCCCTGCTCGACGATGGAGCCGAGGCGACCCTGCACCCGCTCGCCGGCCTCCGCGAAGTCCGTGGACTCGACGTACATGCGGCGGAACTTCAGCGGGCGCTGCGAGGGGTCCGGGTTCGGGAACTCCTCGACGCGCAGGTACCCGAGCATGTCGTAGAAGTACGGCGCCTGGGTCGCGAGCTGCCCCTGCAGGTACGGCTTGAAGCGACCGTCCTGGCCCTCCTTCGCCATCGCCGTCATGATCACGGCCTCGAGCGGGTTGGTCGCGTGCATGGTCAGGTCTCGCAGGTCGCGCAGCAGGTTGCCCATGTGGCGCAGGAGCTCGCCCCAGTGCTGCATCTTCATCTGCTCCGACCCAGCGATGTTGTCGATGCACTTGACCTGCAGCTCCGAGATGGAGTCGATCACCAGGCTCTTGAACTGGTGACGGCCGGACTGCAGCCAGGCGAACGCCTTGAGCACCGTGTCGTAGTCGCGGACGAGCACGACGCAGGTGTCCCACGAGCCGTCGGCCTTCGGCGGCTCCTCTCGCATCGGGTCCCAGACGGTGGGCACGATCGGCAGGAACCGAGCGCCACCCTCCACGTCCAGGATGAGTCGCGGGTACGGCGACGTCGCGGCAAGCGTGGACTTGCCGGACTTCGACGGCCCGTAGATGATCCCGGTCAGGGATCGCATGACGGTCACTTGGTGCCTCTCAGTCGATGTACTTGATGCTGATCACGGAGGTCCACGGGACGAGGTGTCGGCCCTCGGCCCCGCAGTCGATCTTCAGGGCGGACGGTGTTCCGGCGATCACGCCGCCGAAGCCGTTCGCCGAGAACAGGATCCCGGGAGTGTCGAGCACTCCTGAGAGGACGGCTCCGTTCTGCAGTGAGATCTCGATCGTTCCGCCGCCGATCCCGAGAAACTCGGAGACCTGGTCGACGTCTTCCTGGTCGGTCATGCGTCGTTCCTTCCCTTGTTGTTGTCGTGCATCTCGCAGTCCGCGCTGCAGTAGCCGCGGGTGTTGGCCTGTAGGTCTCCGAAGGTCGCGAAGGCCGGAGCGGCGAGGATACGGTTGCAGTCCTCGCGGTGGCAACGCTGCGTCTCCAGCATCACTTACCCGGCTGGTACTCGTCGGAGTAGTACCCGTACGGGTCGGACTCCTCGAAGTTGTCGGCGAGCGACTGCTCGACGGCGGACCCGTCATCGAACATCTGGCACTGCGCGTAGAACTCGCACTTCCAGGTGCAGTCTCGGCCGGGTGTGGGGTACGCGACCAGGTGGTGGTCGGCGCCGGCGTCGAGCGCGTCGCGGACCGCGACCATCTCGTTGAGGACGCCGTTCAGGCGGGTCCAGAAGTTGCGCAGCGCGAAGATGTTGTGGCGCACCTCCATCTGCATGTAGAACGGCGGGCGCGCGCTCGCGGTGCGCTTCACCTTCTTGAGCATGGTGATGAGCGTGCCGTCGCACCGCTCGCCCTCCACCTTGAGCGCCGCCTCTAGGGTCTGGTAGGTCAGGAACTGCTCGCTCAGGTGGCCGGTCTTGGTCAGGTCCGCGAAGTTCGCGGTGGTCTTGATGTCACGCACCAGCCGCGTCCCGTCCGACTTGCGGCGGACGCGCTGGTCGAGCTTGCCCTTGAGCAGCACGCGCCCGTCCAGCATCGGCAGCGTCAGCAGCTCCTCGGCCGAGATCAGCTCGAGGTCGGAGTCGATGCCCTCCTCCTCGTTCCACTGCTGGTAGCCGTCGAGCATGAGACGGCCGAGCTCGACCTCGTTGTTGAAGTCCGTGTCGTCGCGACCCTCGAGCTCGATCGCCTCGCGGTCGATCACGACGAGGTCGTGCCAGTAGGAGAGGAGCGG